TGCCAACTATCAGGAGGCCCACCGCGCGTTCTTCCGTTTGACGGTTTTGCCCCTGGCAACGCGCGTTACGGCGGCCCTGTCGGGGTGGTTGTCGCAGTTCAGCGGCGAAATTCTGGAGTTGAAGCCCGATCTGGATCAGGTTTCGGCGTTGTCGGCCGAACGGGACGCGCAATGGTCGCGCATTGCAGGCGCGGATTTCCTGAGCACCGCCGAAAAGCGCGCGTTGCTGGGTTTGCCAGCGATTGCGCCAGAGGGGGAGCAGGATGAGTGACAAACCAAGTGTCTATGAAAAATTCGATTGTGCGCCGGGCCTGAAATTGGCGGCGCATGAACGGGTCAGCCAAATCCATCAGGACAATACCAACAAGCGGATTGATCGGCTTGAAGGGCTGATGGAGCGGTTGGAGAAGCGCCTTTGGCTTGCCGTTTACGGTGTCGTGGCGGTGATCCTTGCCCAGGCTTTTCAATCAATTCTCGCCGCGACGCCCTGAGCGCGTGGTTCGTATTCCAAGGAAAGGAACGTGTCATGGAGATTGACACTGGTTTGGAGCATAAGTTCGCGCGCTTTGGCGACGGGCTGAAGGTTAGCGACAGTGCCGAGATCGAGGGCTATGCCAGCCTGTTCGGGCAGACCGATCAGGGCGGCGATGTGGTCCAGAAAGGTGCCTATGCGGCCTCCATCGAACGGCTGAACGCGGCGGGACAACGGGTCAAGATGCTCTGGCAGCACGATCCGGCCCAGCCCATCGGGGTTTGGGACGTGGTGCGCGAGGATTCCCGTGGCCTGTGGGTCAAGGGGCGTATTCTGGAGCAGACGCAAAAGGGCCGGGAAGCGGCGGCGCTGATCGCGGCGGGCGCGATCGACGGCCTGTCGATCGGGTATCGCACGACAAAGGCGAAAAAGGATGACAAGGGCCATCGGCTCTTGACCGAACTGGAGCTTTGGGAGGTCTCTTTGGTGACTTTCCCGATGTTGCCCAGTGCGCGGGTAGCAGCCAAGGGCGATGAGCCCGGCGCTGAAGGGTACCTGCGTGAATTGGCGGCGGCCTTTGAAGGGGCGCGGCTGGAGCTGGCGCGCCGGTAACGCGCCTTTCTCTCACACTCGAAGGGATGTTCGGATGAACAAGACCGAGACGAAGGCTCGGGCCGGGGAAGATATGACTCCGGTCCAGGAGGTCAAGCGGGCCGTGACCGGCTTCATGAGTGACTTCAAGGACTTCCAGAGCACCATTGAAACCAAACTGCAACAGACAGAAGAGCGACTGACCATGCTGGATCGAAAATCTCAACTCGCGGCACGTCCGCAACTGGCCGCATCGACCGACGAAGGTGCGCCGCACCAGAAGGCCTTTGGTGCCTATCTGCGTTCGGGCGACGATGACGCGTTGCGCGGGCTGCAAATCGAAGAAAAGGCGCTGTCTTCGGCAGTCAATATCGACGGCGGCTTCCTGGTCGATCCGCAGACCTCCGAGCAAATCCGCTCGGTGCTGTTCGCGACTTCGTCGATCCGTTCGATCGCCTCGGTGGTGAATGTCGAAGCGACCGCGTTTGACGTTCTGATCGACCACGCCGATATCGGCGCAGGCTGGGCGGATGAAACCACCGCGACGGCCGGTACATCGACCCCGAAAATCGACCGGATTTCGATCCCGCTGCACGAGCTGAGCGCCTTGCCCAAAGCCTCGCAGCGTCTGCTGGACGACAGCGCGTTTGATGTCGAAGGTTGGCTGGCTGCGCGGATTGCGGACAAGTTCGCCCGCGCCGAAGCCGCCGCGTTCATCAACGGTGACGGTGTGGACAAGCCGCGCGGCATTCTGGACCACACGACGGTGGAAAACGACAGCTGGAGCTGGGGCGATCTGGGCTATGTCGCTACGGGCGTTGATGGTGGCATTGGCGATGCGGATTCGATTGTGGACCTGGTCTATGCGCTGGGCGCGCAGTATCGCGCCAACGCGACCTTTGTACTCAACTCCAAGGTTGCCGGTATCGTGCGCAAGCTGAAGGACGCCGATGGCCGTTTCCTGTGGAGCGATGGTCTGGCCGCGGGCGAGCCTGCGCGTCTGATGGGGTATCCGGTGGTTGTGGCCGAGGACATGCCCGACGCGGGCACCGACAGCCTGTCGATTGCCTTTGGTGACTTCTCCGCAGGCTACACGGTTGCCGAACGTCCCGATCTGCGCGTTCTGCGTGACCCGTTCAGCGCGAAACCGAACGTCCTGTTCTATGCCACCAAGCGCGTGGGCGGTGATGTCTCCGACTTTGCGGCGATCAAGCTGCTGAAGTTCGGCATCTCCTAAATCCGAACGCAGGGCCGGGAGACTGGCTTTGTGGTGGGCGCGCACCATTTGATGCTGCGCTGTTGTCTAGCTGCTCCCCCTCCGTCCGAGCAACAGGCAGTGGAGCGCGCCCACCGTAAGAAATTGCCCCGGAGGGTTCCGAGATTGCGGAGTGAATTCATGATGTTGATCGAAGAGACCACGGTGCCCGATGCGGCCCTGCCCGTGGATCAGTTCAAGGCGCATTTGCGGCAGGGGACAGGGTTTGGCGAAGAAGATTTGCAGGACGCTGTACTGAAGGGTTTTTTGCGGGCTGCGTTCTCAGCCATCGAGGCCAGAACCGGCAAGGCGCTGATTACACGGAGCTTTTCGTGGGTTTTGACGGGATGGCGGAATTTTGACAGCCAGGTGTTGCCGATTGCACCGGTACTTGGCGTCACGCAGTTGACCAGCACGGACGCGCAGGACACCGAGACCGTTCTGCCGAGCGAGCAGGTGCGGCTGGAAAAGGATACGCATCGCCCCCGTTTGCGGGCAAAGGGATTGGCCTTGCCGACGATCCCCACGGGCGGGTCGATCAAGATCACGTTTGATGCCGGTCTGGCGTCGGATTGGGACGGGTTGCCATCCGATTTGGGACAGGCCGTTTTGCTGCTGGCGGCGCATTACTACGAGTATCGCAATGACACCGGGTTGAGCGATGGGTGTACGCCGTTCGGCGTGACCAGCCTGATCCAGCGGTATCGGCCGATGCGGATTTCGCCGGAGTACGGCAAATGAAACGGCCGCAGCTGAACCGAAATCTGACCCTTGAGAACAAGGATCGGATTCCAGATGGCGGCGGCGGGTTCACCGAAGTCTGGACGCCGCTGGGCACGCATTGGGCGGAGATCACGACACGTGCGGGATCGGCGCGCGCCGAGGCGGGCGTTCCGGTATCGGCGGTCAGCTACAAGATCGTGGTACGGGGCAGCCCGCATGGTGCGCCGTCGCGCCCTGTGCCGGGCCAGCGGTTTCGCGAGGGACAGCGCCTGTTTTCGATCATCGCGGTGGCCGAACGGGACGCATCGGGTCTCTATCTGACCTGCTTTGCCGAAGAGGAAATCGTAACATGAGCTATGGCGTGAGCGAGGCCCTTCAGGGTGCAGTTTATCAGCGCCTGGTTACGGATGCGGCCATCGGCGCATTGATTGGCACGGCGGTTTTCGACGAGCTGCCCATTGGCACCAAGCCGGAGACCTATGTGGTTCTTGGCGAGGAAGACGTGCGGGATCGATCCGATTGCAGTGGCGGCGCGGCACTTCACCGATTTGTCGTGTCCATCGTCACGGATGCGGCCGGTTACGCCGGGGCCAAATCGGTTGCAGCGGCGGTCAGCGATGCGCTGGTGAATGCGCCATTGGTACTCAGCCGGGGTCGGCTTGTCGGGCTTTGGTTCGAAAGAGCAACGGCACGGCGCAGCGGTAAAGCAGGGAAGGTCCGTCGGATCGATCTGCGGTTTCGCGCGCACGTGGATGACACTTAACCAACTAATTGGAGACTTGGGAACATGGGTGTTCAGAACGGAAAAGATCTGCTTGTGAAAGTGGATATGAGTGGCGACGGTCAATTCCAGACGATCGCCGGGTTGCGCGCAACGCGGGTGAGTTTCAACGCCGAAACGGTCGATGTCACCAGCCTGGAGAGCCAGGGCGGTTGGCGTGAACTGTTGTCCGGTGCCGGTGTGAGATCCGCGGCAATTTCGGGCTCGGGTGTTTTTCGCGACGAGAGCACCGACGAGCGTGCCCGGCAGTTGTTTTTCGACGGTGAGACACCGGATTTTCAGGTCATCGTGCCGGATTTCGGGATCATCGAGGGCGCGTTCCAGGTGACCGCAATCGAATACTCCGGCAACCACAATGGCGAAGCGACTTATGAGTTGTCGTTGGCCAGTGCGGGCGCGCTGACCTTTACGGCGCTCTGATCCGATGGCCAATCCGTGGACGGGAGAGGTGGCGCTGGCCATCGATGGGCAGGAACGGATTCTCAAGCTCACTCTGGGCGCTTTGGCGGCGCTGGAGGAGCGGTTGGGCGAAGGGTCGTTAGTGGCCCTGGTCGAACGGTTTGAGAG